GGTCATCGACCAGGTCAAACTGATGCTTGCTAGTGAGAGGCCGTCGACCCCGAAGGAGGCACTTGCGCTCGTTGAGCGCGCTCATTCGATTATCAAGGAACGTCTCTCTCGCTTCGCGCCGCAGCGCCGACCTCTGAACACGGTGTCCAGCTCCACGTCGTCCGCCAACGCGGCTGCCGTCCCGAAATCGATGAAAGAAGCGGTTTTGATCGGTCTGTCGCACTCCCGCTAACAACCCCTAAAAAAGAGAATATACTAACATGGCCTTCACGGTCGCTGAACTCGCTAACATCACCGCCTCCGCCCTCGATTACAACATCAAGGGTGGCGCGCTCGCCCAGTCCATCCAGGACAAGCCGCTCCTCAAGGCGCTGTCCAAGAAGAAGAAGACCTTCCCCGGTGGCAAGGGTAACATCACGGTGCCGGTCGTCTTCGACTACACCACCGCTATCGCTGGCTTCACGCACAACGATACCGTCTCGTACGCCAACCCGGCCAACACCAAGCGCGCTTCCTTCCCCTGGAAGGAAATCCACGCTGGCATCAGCCTCACCCTCACCGAGCTGAAGCACGACGGCCTGTCCGTCGTCGACAGCACGTCCGGCGAGTCCACCTCCAAGCATTCCGATCGCGACGTCACCGTCCTCACCGGCCTGCTCGACGAGAAGCTCAAGGACATGAACGAGGGTTGGGCCAAGTCGTTCAACGCCATGCTCTGGCGCGACGGCGTTGCCCAGCCGAAGGAAGTCCCCGGCCTCCTGTCCCTCATCACCGACGCTCCGGCGACCGGCACGGTGGGTGGCATCGACCGCGCGACCAACCCCCTCTGGCGCAACCGCTCGGCCGTTGGTGCGAACAAGATCACCTACGTCTCCGGCTCCCAGAAGATCAGCGAGTACCTCCGCAAGGAGTACCGCCAGCTGACCCGCTTCGGTGGCAAGCCCTCCCTGGTCCTCTGCGGCTCCGGCTTCCTCGAGAAGCTCGACCTGGAGATCACCTCGAAGGGTACGTTCACCCAGACGGGCTTCGCCAAGGGCATGACCGACATCGGCGTTGCCGGCATCACCATGCAGGGCATCGGCGAGTTCGTCTATGACCCGACCCTCGATGACCTCGGTTACACCAACCGCGCGTACTTCATCGACGAGGGCAACATCAACCTCTACGTCATGGACGGCGAGGAGAACAAGACCCACAGCCCGGCTCGCCCGCACGACCAGTACGTCCTGTACCGCGCCATGACCTGGACCGGCGGCCTCGTCGGCAAGCAGTTCAACGGTTGCGGCGTCTACGAAGTCGCCTAATCGGTAGCCGATAGCATCCCCTGGGGGTGGTTCCGAAAGGAGCCACCCCCTTTTGCTTGCAACAGGGCCGGCTACAGGCACGATGATAGGACCTATGGAATACGCCCAAATCGAAGTTCGTCTCGCCGGCTCCCTGGAGAACACCGTGGTCAAGGAAGTCTCGGCCGCCGAGATCTCCGTCATCAAGTCCCTCCACGGCCACGACGCCGTCGTCAACATCAAGAAGACCCGCTCCGAGGTCGTCGACCAGAAGGAGGAACGCGACCGCCTGGAACGCGAATATACCGCCCCCGTGGTCGAGAAGCTCTTCCCCGGCGTCCTCGGCAAGCTGCCCCAGACCCTCGTTGACATCGGCGTCGAAGAGCCGGCCGTCGACGCCACCGCCAAGAAGAAGTAAGACATGGCACGCGGCACCCAGCTATCGGCGCTGGTCGATGCCCTGCGGGCGGAGATCGGCGCTTCGACCAACGTATCGATGGGCGTGAACACGCTCCCGTCGCTCAAGCAGCTTCTCAACCGTGTGCAGCAGCAGCTGTGGGAGTCGTTCGACTGGCCGTTCGCGTTCATCGAACGCGACGAGCCGATGCTGAACGGCCAGCGGTACTACGCCTTCGATAACGACATCGACTTCGGCCGCATCAGCTCGGCCCATATCCGGTACTCGTCCAGCTGGCGTCCTCTCGACTACGGCATCGGCACCGAGGAGTACAACTCGTCCGACCCGGGCGAAGGCGAGAAGGAAGATCCGCCTACCCGCTGGCGCCACTACGAGGGCAACCAGTTCGAGGTCTGGCCGATGCCGTCGAGCGACGAGTGCGTGCTGCGTTTCAAGGCCATCAAGAAGTGTCCGCAGATGGTCAACGACAACGACGTCGCGCTGCTCGACGACAACCTCATTGTCTTGACCGCGGCGGCCGAGCTGCTCGCCCGCTCGAAGTCCGACGACGCCAACGCCAAGGCTAACGCCGCGGCCCAGCTTCTGCAGAAGCTCAAGGGCCAGGGCATCAAGAATGATGTCTTCACGCTCGGCGGCGGCTCACCCTCCTTTGACTCCTGGACGCTCAAGGGCGCGCGCATCGTGCCTAGCGACCGGGTTTAATCTATGGCATATATCGTAGTCGAGAACTTCTCCGCGGGCCTCGACACGCGGAAACACCCGCTGACGGCGAAGCCTGGCACCCTGCAGACGCTCAAGAACGCCCACGTCTCTCGCGGCGGTGAGATTGAGAAACGCAAGAAGTTCGCCACCTTCGCGTCATTGCCGGCCGGAACCTTCGGCATGGAAGCTGCCGAAAATAGCATCTATGTTTTTGGATCGGCGCTTGGTTTGACCATGCCGGCTGGAGTAACATACCAGCGCCTCACTCATCCGGAAGTTCCTGCTGCCGCGATGACCGAGCTTGTTTACTCGACTCTTTACGGCGGAAAGCCGTTTGCGATCGCCAAGTTCAGCAATGGAGATGTCTACCCGTTCTGGGACGGAGCCGTGATCGGTGACTTTTACTTCGGCATCTCAAGCGGTCTTGATCTTCGCGCGTTGGCTGTAAACCTTTCCCTGGCCGTCAACGCGGCGGCCAGCGGATACACGGCTTCAATTGTTCCGATGTCCTCCAGTACGGTCATTACCGTCACCGGACCTAGCGGTACTGATTGGACGCCTTCTTACACGACCGAAGGATCGATCACGGTAACGACGGCTGTGACGCAATCATCTGTCGCAAAGGTTGATGAGGTAAAGGCCAGCGGGTATTTCACTATCAGCGAAGGTACGACAGGCATTCGTGCTTCAACTGGCTACAAGACGCTCCTATCTATCGACGCTGCGTCGTTGCCTGGCATCACGCAGGTTCTCGTCGAAAGCACACCCGGTTTCGGTGGCATCGTTAACTGGAGTCCGATCACCGGCCTCACGTCTCCTATTGGCTACGGTTCTTTTCCGGCCGGAGCAACTTACACGACTCCGGCTCAACGACTGGCATACGCGATCTACAAGGTTATCGATAATTACGCCGTATCTAATCCTTATGGCGGTATCTATGCGAATAGCTACCTCGGCGTCTATACACAGAGCGGAGCGTTTTCTGGTCAAATTGAAATCAAGAGCCGTATTATCGCTCTTTCTGACAACGGCTACAAGGTATGGGTTGAGTTCGACTCAAACCCCACCGGAGTAACAGGTCTTTCAGAACTCGTAGACACTTCGACGATCCAGGCTAGTGCCGTAACACCTGGTCGCTTCATGGCCCGTCTTGGGACGTTCTCCGGAGGCACGGAAAACGCCATCGACCAGGTGTATGTTGATGGAGTTCGTGTCAACACCAACAGGATTTACTGGGATACGTCCAACTCCGCGACGATGTCGGCGGTTGTGAACGACATCAACTTGACCACGTCGGCCGTTGAATACACGGCTAGTTTTTCAGACGGCCGCGTGGTTCTTACCTCCAACCCTGGTTACGGAGCTGGGGCGAACGGCAGGGCCATTACCGTCTACACCATTGGTAGCGTGAGGGTAGGAACCGCCGTTTCGATGGCTGGAGGTAAAGACGGCGTATCGCCTCTTCCGAAGATCGTAACCTACACGCTGGGCGGAACGCAGGATCCGAGCAAGAAGGTCACGCTTATTGCCACGCCTACGCTCGACAGCGCCAACCCGCTTTACTGGGGTGCTTCACGCGTATCCGGAACGAAGCCTGTTTCTGCGCTTACGTTCAAGACCAAGGCTCACATTACCAGCGGTTCCAGTCTTTTCTTTTCCGGTGTTAACCAGGTGACCAAGTGGGGCAACAATGGAACCGGCGCCGGCTTCATCAACCTGTCCAACAACGAAGGCGGCAATGAGTCTCTGACGGCCCTGGCTTTGTACCAAGGCCAGTTGGCAGCCTTTGCCCGCCGGTCGATCCAGCTGTGGGCTATCGACACGGACCCGGCCAACAATCGACAGGGCCAGATCTTGTCTAACACCGGCACGTTCGCGGCCAACAGCGTCATGTCCATCGGCGAGATCGACGTCTTCTACCTGGCCGACAGCGGCGTCCGCTCCCTGCGCGCGCGTGACGCATCCAACGCCGCCGTCGTCAACGACGTCGGGACCCCGATCGACGGCCTTATCCTGTCAGACCTGTCGACGATGAACGAAGTCCAGAAGGCCGCCTGCCATGCCATCATCGAACCCATCGACGGTCGCTACTGGCTGGCGGTCGGATCGAAGATTTACGTCTACTCCTACTTCCCTAACAGCCAGGTAGCGGCCTGGTCTGTCTACGAGCCTGGCTTCAATGTCTCACACTTTGCCACCAAGGACGCCCGGGTGTACGCCCGTGCCGGCAATGTGATCTACCTTTACGGTGGCGCGAACAACGCCGAGTACGACAACAGCCAGGTCGAGGTTGTCCTGCCATACCTTGACGCCGGCAAGCCGGCACACCAGAAGACGCTCAATGGCATCGACATGACGTGCGAAGGTTCTTGGGCCATGTCGATTGGCATGGACCCTGTTAATCCCAATGCCCGTGATGCGGTTGCCACGGTAACCCAGCCCACCTTTAGCCTTGGCCGTATCATGGCCGTCGGAACCGGCACGCACGTCGGCATCAAGCTCGTCAATAGTTCCGATGGCTACGCCCGTATCGCGAACATCATTGCCCACTTTGACGCCAATGAAAGCGACTGAACTGTACCCAGAAGGGGTCCACCACGTCACGGGCCTTATGCGGTCAAAGGACCGCGAGGAGATCTTCGCCACGCAATGGTCGGACGACCCTTGGGCGTTCGCCAACCAAGTCCTCCGGTGCGGAGACTTCGGCTTCGTGCTGCACGCGGACGACGGCGAACCTGTCGTGTGCTGCGGGGCTGTTCCGATGTGGAACGGCGTGTGGTCGGTCTGGATGTTCGCCACGGATCGCTTTGACGAGATTGCCCTGTCCACCCATCGCTTTGCCAAAAAGGTATTCTTCCCGGCGCTGGACGCCGGCGGGTGGCATCGCCTGGAATGCCGCAGCCTAGGAACGCACGACGTAGCCCACCGATGGCTGGAGGTGCTTGGTGCCTACAAGGAGTCGGAAGCGGAGAACTACGGCAAGAACGGCGAACCGTTCGTCGTGTATTGCTGGACAAAGAAGCTTTCGGAGGCACAATCCTTTTAACGGCTATGTGTTTCCGACGTATGATTGATGAGTCAAAGGCAAATAGGGCTGCTGCAGAAGCTTCTTACGCAGGCCCTATGAGTTTTACGTCCAGCCAGGACGGGAGCGTCTCCAAGGAGTTTTTGAAGCGTGATCCCATTGATCCTAACTTGAAGGGTTTTGCCGCGTTGGCTGCCATGTCGCAGCAGCCCGGAGGTCTTCGTATGGCCGGCGGCGGACCCGCCGGAAACGCCGCTCAACCGG